CAACATCCACAGCGCGCTGATGCGACCGTGACGGTTGACGTTACGCAACGTCCAATAGGTATAGGTATACCCATAGGATTCGATGTGGTGTGCTACTTCAAACGGATGCATATCAGTCTCCCAAGATGGGGCGCAGCCCTATTGCTGCGCCCCGTGTCAATTAAGCCAAGTCCAAGAAACCCGGTCGCTGGCAGGGTTCGAAGTCCCCATCGTCCGGTTCGCTAATCACCGCCGTGTCGGCGTTCTGCGGCATCGGTGGGTATTCGTGAACAAGAATCGGTGCGCCAAACTCCCGCCAACGTTTCATCTGCTGGTCGTATTCCCACCACGTGTCGTAATCCGAACGTTGCGGCGCGCAGCACATCCGTTCGTAATTCTTGCGACCATAAGCCGTCTGTAACATGCTGCGAAGATAGAACCGCGACTGCCATTGATACTCAGTCATACTAGTCTCCCAAGATGGGGCGCAGCCCTATTGCTGCGCCCCGGTGAATCAGCCCTTCAGCCAGAAGGTGAAGGTGACCTCTTCCGTTTCCACGGTCTTGAACCGTTCGCGGTTCGCTTCGCTAATCCACACCTTGCGGTAGGACATTGCGAGGGTCTGCACGTTGTTGTAGGGGTTGTACCCAACGTTCCGGGCAGCGCGCCGCGCGCGTTCAAGCATGGTCTCCATGTCTTGCATATCAGTCTCCAATGTTAAAGAGCGTGTGCCGTGCAGCGCGTTCGCTGCCGGTGAATTAATATTATGATAGGGGAGGGGTAGATGCAACCCCCACCCGGGGGGCACCCCCCGCTTTTGCCTTACCTCCTGCGCGTGTCCCCCGTACCCTTGAATCCTCACAAACGACACCCCCCTTTTCCATTTAGGGACTCCTACATCACCGGTACTTGTTCCAGTTGATATGTTTTGTAATCTTATTTTTATTATCAAGGGACTCCTACATCACCGGTACTTGTTCCAGTTGATATATATTTATTTCGCAAAAACCGGCTTTTGAGATTTTTCCATTTAGGGACTCCTACATCACCGGTACTTGTTCCAGTTGACGTAGCACTCTTGTTATCTCTCTACATTCTTGTTATATCTACACATATGTATATCCCAGTCGTTGAAGAAGACATCCCCCTTCCCGACAGCGCGTATGAAGCCTTCCCGCCAATCTCGGCAGAGGAAGAAGTCTGCATGCGAGCGCGGACTATCAAGCTGTTGTCTGATATCACAGGGCATCCAGTTATCCCTGAGGCTGAAGACCAAGAGCAAGCGGTAGAAATCGCCCGCCAAATGATGCAAGACCCTGCCCACAGACCTGATTTCGCCTTGTATCCCAGTGAGACAATGGCGTATTTGGCTGGGATGATTGCTCAAACCAACGTCAAGTTGGTAGATGAGCTGTCAGATTTAAAGATGTACGTGGTCAACAGGCTCATTTACGAAGTTGAACACGCCAAGGATAGTAAGACACGCATCACAGCCCTCTCAAAATTGGGCGAAGTGGACGGCGTAGACGCCTTCAAGAAGCGTTCTGAGATGACTATTCAAGTCAAACCCATCGAAGAGGTGGAGAAGGAGCTACTTGAGACGCTAAATGTGCTGGAAACGCGGTTTATTGAGGTTGAACCGGGTCGAAACGCATGAAATTGACCCCGGAGTCGCTTGAAAAGCTGCGTTTGTCCCTGCCCACCATGCCTGATAAGGAGAAACGGCGTGTAGCGGCGCTTTTGAAGCAATATCAGAGCGAAATCACCCGCGAAACGGGCAAAGTTGACTTCCTGAGCTTCATTCAGCACGTATATCCGGGCTACAAGGTAGGCCCACACCACTTCAAGCTAGCCCGAATCTTTGAAGACATCGAAAAAGGGCTAAAAAAGCGCGTAATCGTCAACATTGCACCCCGTCACGGCAAGTCTGAGCTGATTTCCTACCTTGCCCCAGCATGGTTTTTGGGTAAAAACCCCCATAAAAAGGTCATTATGTCGTCCCATACCGCCGATTTGGCGGTGCAATTTGGGCGTCGCGTACGTAATTTGGTGGGTTCGGAGGCCTATAAAGATGTGTTTCCGCAGGTGGAATTGCAGGCCGACAGTAAATCCGCGTCCCGCTGGGGCACTAATTTCAATGGGGAATATTTTGCTATCGGCGTTGGCGGTGCTTTGGCTGGGCGTGGTGCTGACCTTTTTATCATTGATGACCCTCATTCCGAGCAGGAAGCTAAACAATTACGTTCGGAAGTTTTTGAACCAGCGTGGGAATGGTTTCAATCAGGCCCAATCCAACGATTAATGCCCGGCGGTTCAATTATTGTTGTTATGACCCGTTGGTCGAAGCTTGACCTGACCGGCAAGATAATCGACCACATGATTAAAAATGACGACGCAGATGAGTGGGAAGTCATTGAATTTCCTGCCATTTTAAACGATGAGCCGCTATGGCCCGAGTTCTGGTCTATTGATGAATTGCTTGCCAAAAAGGCCAGCATGGATATTCGGTACTGGAATGCCCAGTACATGCAAGACCCGGTGTCTGAGGAAGGCGCGCTTATTAAGCGTGAGTGGTGGAATATATGGGAGGAAGACAAACCTCCTAATTGTGAATTCACCATTATGGCGCTCGACGCCGCTCAAGAAACATCAAACCGGTCTGACTATAACGCCCTGACTGTATGGGGCGTGTTCTTTAATGAGAACACCAAGAATTATAATATTATCTTATTAAATGCCATCAAGAAGCGGTTGGAGTTCCCCGAGCTAAAGGCGATGGTGCTTGAAGAGTACAAAGAATGGGAACCGGATAGCTTCATCGTTGAGAAGAAATCCAACGGAGCTGCGCTGTATCAGGAGATGCGCCGCATGGGCCTGCCCGTCAGTGAGTTCACGCCCGGTAAAGGACAAGACAAATTATCCCGTGTAAACTCCGTTACGGATTTGTTTTCGTCAGGTATCGTATGGGCACCTGATAGGCGATGGGCGCATGAGGTAGTTGAGGAGTGTAATGACTTCCCCGCTGGTACTCATGATGACCTTGTGGACTCCACGACGCTTGCGTTGATGCGGTTCCGCAATGGCGGGTTCATCCGTTTGCCCACTGACGAACCTGAGCCGGTTAAGTACTTCAAGAAGTACCACAAGGGAGGGTACTACTGATGACCACCCAAAAGTTTATGGGACGGCACAGCTTGCTGAAGCGCTTGTCCGCTCAGGTAGGCAATGAGGAAACAGCTAAGAATATCCTCATCAAGCGTGGGCACATGACTGAGAGCGGGGAACTTACCGATGCAGGCAAGGCTCGCGACAAGATGACCGCTGCCGAACGTGCCAAAGATAGGGCAGCTAAACGGTCAGGGCACGACGTATCTGAATACAAATACAACCCGTCAAACAATATGGCGCGGTTGAGGAGAAGGTAATGGCAATTGAGAAGTCCTTATATGAAGCCCCTATGGGACTCGGTGCCCTTGCCGATGAACCGGATATTGAGATTGATATCACGGATGAGCTTGACCCCACTGAATCTGAGGATACTGAAGAAGTAGCGTTTGACGCTAACTTAGCTGAGGAAATCCCTGACAGCATATTGATGTCGTTGGCTAGCGAACTTATAGCCGACTATGAAGGTGACGTTGCCGCTCGCCGTGACTGGCTGGAGACTTATATTAAAGGTCTCGACCTGCTTGGCCTTAAGTACGAGGAGCGCATGGAGCCTTGGGCTGGCGCATGCGGCGTGACCCACCCCCTGCTCATGGAGTCGGCTGTAAAATTTCAGTCCGAGACCATCGTTGAGACGTTTCCAGCTTCCGGGCCTGTACGCACTGTTATTATTGGAAAGGAAACACAGGAAAAGAAAGACGCCGCCAAGCGCGTCGAAGACGACATGAATTTCCGCCTGACGGAGGAAATGAAGGAGTACCGCCCCGAGCATGAGCGGTTATTGTTCTCCCTCGCCCTGTCTGGTAATGCGTTTAAGAAGGTCTACTTTGACCCCGCCCTCGACCGTCAGACGGCGTTGTTCGTACCCGCTGAAGAGATTGTGGTGCCGTACGGCGCTAGCAGCCTTGAGAATGCGGAGCGCGTCACGCATAAGATGCGTAAGACGAAGAACGAGTTGCGGCGGCTTCAAGTCGCTGGGTTCTACCGTGACGTTGACCTTGGCGAACCCATGCGGGTCATTGACGAAGTTGAGAAGGCCAAGCACAAGGATGCTGGCCTGTCTGCCGTAACTGACACCCGGTTCCAGCTGCTGGAGATACACGTTGACCTCGACCTTGAAGGGTACGAGGACAAGGGTAAGGACGGCGAGCCTACGGGCATCGC